GGTGGATGTAGTTCAGTTGGTTAGAGCGTCAGATTGTGGTTCTGAATGTCGTGGGTTCGAATCCCACCACCCACCCTTCTTAAATTAAGCGGAAATCCAATAAACAAAAGGGTTTCCGCTTTTCTTTTATACCTACGAGAATATAGATACATCGGTAGAAGTACGTTATAAAGTCCACAAGTAGGGTGTAAATATTAACTGAAAATTGACTGAAAGGATATGGCAACATTTAAAGCAGTAATAAAAAAAGGAAATAAGCGTGCAGATGGAACATGGAATGTAGTGATAAGATTCACTCATAACTCAAAGGTGCGTTTCATTCCTACCACGATGTATATCAATAAAAAGGACATAACGGCTTCATTCAAGATAAAGAATGCAAATATTCTCGATAGGTGCAATGACCTCATAAAGGAGTATAGGAGCAGGTTAAGCGAATTGAGTCTTGAATTTAACGATATAGATATTGACACTATTGTTTCCTATATCCGACAGAAGAAAGAAAACAAAGGGGTATCATTTACAGATTTTGCAGCGAAATGGATTGATGAATCAACCATTAAAGGCATAAAGAACTACAAAACGGCTCTAAACGCTTTGTGCTCCTTTGTAGGACGTGATAATATTCTCTGTGAGGAAATCAACGTTAAGACAATGAAAGCCTTTGAGAACGCGTTAAAAGACCGCCCAAGAGCACAATCTTTATATCCTAATTGTATCAAAACTATATTCAACGCGGCAAAGGAGTATTACAACGATGAAGATAACGACATTATCCGTATTAAGCACTCCTTAGACAAGTATAAGCCAGTAGAGCAGAATATAGCTGAAAAACGAGCCTTAGACGTGGAAACGATAAGGAGGATATTTGCCCTGCCATATGACAACATCAGGGTTAAGGGCAAGTCAAGCCGTCACGATATGGCACTTGATTGTTTCCGTCTTTCATTCTGTTTAATGGGAATGAACTCTGCCGACCTATACTATGCTGATAGATTGGAAGATAACACCATTATCTATGACCGCATGAAGACAAAAGATAGGCGGAGAGATAAGGCGGAGATACAAGTAAAAATAACAGATTATATCAAGCCGTTAGTTGAGAAATACAAGGGTAAAGAACGTGTGTTTAATTTCTCGGAACGCTTTACAACCATGGATAGTTTCAATCGTGCGATAAACATCGGACTAAAGGAAGTGGGAAAGGAATTGGGCATTGATAAGCTACAATTCTATGCTGCCAGACACTCTATGGCTACGATTGCCGTTAATGATGTAGGAACAAGCAAATATATTGTAAATGATATGCTAAATCATACTGACCAGTCATTGAAGATAACGGAATTGTACATTAAAAAGGATTTTAGCCACATAAATGAGGCTAATGTAAAACTTTTAGATTACGTTCTAAAAGCATAACAACACACTGACCAACACACTGACCAACACACTAACTACCTTTGTAATTATCTTTTTATTAGATTTTTACAAAGGTAAAAAATAAAAAGCAACACACTAACCAACACACTGACCAACACACTAAAACAAGTAAATTTTGTTGTGTTTATTTACTCTATAATTAAAAATTTATCTAAACAAATTTGATTATTTAAGATTATTTGCTATATTTTTGTTGAAAACTCTATAAATGGAGCAGATAATCGAAACAATCAAGAGAATAGAAAAGGCACGCACAGCACTTCGTCAAGCCATAGTAGATAATGAGATTGCCACATCTCCTAAGTTGAAAGACTTAAATCTCATTCCGAAGATTTACAAAGTGTTTGAGGAATTAAAGGGCAAAGAAATAAAGGTAAACGACCGCAAAGAGTTTGTCTTTGTGATTATTTACCTTTATTCTCCTAATAAATTCTTTGGTGGTAAGATGCCGCAAGGTCTTAGACGTGCCATCACCAAAGCTACCAAAGTAACGTGCGCAAGCGTTATTTCAGCGACATGCACAGAGTTAATGGTACTTTACACCACTTATTCAGATTTTCGTCAAAACGTTGATGAGCTTCTGAATAAGATTTTACTTTCTATGGACTTCTAATACTTTTCCTATATGGTAGGCTATCACCCAGAATGCGTATTTATAGTTGGTAGACCTGCCGATTTTCTAAAGTGGTCAAATTCGACTACTTTAAACTTAGGGTTATAAAGGCTCTCCCATGTCCAAAAAGAAAATCATTTCACTTTTATTCTTTAGTATGTCCTTTTTCGTCAAATTCAAAGGAAATTTCCAACTGACCGACCTGTCTTTCTTTCATTTTCTTGAAATTAGACCAGAACTGCTTCATATTATCTGACACCTGAAAAAGAGTTACCGCCTTATTTATTTGCTTCTCCAAGTTCGGTTCACCAATATCTTCTGACAAATATTGGTGATAGCGTTCCGTCCTGTTACCAGATGCATTCTTTGGTGTTTTGTTTTTCAATTCTTCTAATACACCTTTAGGGAGTTCTTCGTAAATTATTGTATTTGTCCATTTCCCTATAACCCCAGGGCGTTTTTTTATACCATTGACCGTATAATTCCATCCGTTAAGACGAAACAATTCTTTGTAGAAAACATCAGGAAACCTCTTTTGCCACGGCAATAATTCTTCTGAAATATACGCTTTGAGTATTTTTTGTAACTCATCATGCTCACGATCGTATTGATAGCCAGTTGCTTCATCTACAAGTGCAGTAATACCAACTCTTGCAAGGGAACGCATGAGTACCTCTGCTTTCTGCGCTGTATCGATTTGAGTGGGAAGCAAAACTCCATCCTCTCTTGCTCTTAGATACACATCGCAAACAGCAGGTAATATCATGCAATCAAAGCCTTGTTGAGCAGAACCTTTTATATCCAAATATTCTACCTTCTTGATCACACCCTTAACATATTCATTTACATAAGGTTGTAAGTTTTTTGCATCCATAAAAGTGGGTATTCCGATCACACGAGAATTTCCTCTTGCTGGACGATCTAAAGCCTTGAATACGGCAGCTTGTTTAATTATACGTTGCCCATTTTCAAGTACAGCAACATCTAAGAGGGCATTTCCTAAGTTTAATGTACCTTCATATTTGGCTTGTAATTTATTCTCCATAACCTATTATTTATTTTCTTTAATCTCCTGCACTATTTTTTCAAGTTCCTCAATCGATGTAACCTCTTTCAGTTCCCCGTTGTATTTGACGATAGCGGAGAAATGGTTATATTCGTCTTTGAAGAAGTCCACTACTTTACAGCCGATTACCTCTGCTATTGCTTGCAAAGTTGAAAGGTTGGGGTTGCCGTTAATACTTTGCGATAATGAACTCTTGGAAGCTCTTGGCATAATGCCACGCTCTTTTAGTTCAGAAGCTACTCTATCAAGGGTAAAACCTTTTTCTTTGATTACACCTTTTATATCCATATTATAAGAGTTTAATTAAAACTTGATGCAAAGATAGGAATTAAGTTTGATACTCACAACGAAAATAACATAAAAGTTTATTTAAGACTACACTATCATTAAAATATGTTTAGATATTACTAAAAATATCACTATTATGTTAATGTTTATTTAATTCTAAACATTTTCAACACAAACGCTTGTTTGTTTAGATAAAACTAACTATCTTTGCATTGTGATTAAGAAACAAAGTATAAAACTATTAAACTATAAGATTATGAGTACAAAAATGATACTTGTTAAGACTGACCCAGTTACAGAGGTTCTTAAAAGTGGTAACGAAGATGCAATTGT